CGATTGATTCCATGTTTATTCCAAATGGAATCTCAATGCAGGGTGCAGGTTGGTTAGAAGATCTTCCTAAGAAGATCTCCAAATCAAAGGTTGTGTTTATATTTGATAATGAACCAAGAAATGTAGAAATTGTTCACTTGATTGGAAAGTACATTGAGGCTGGACGAAATGTAGTAATTTGGCCTAATGAAATTGATAAAAAAGATATTAACGACATGGTGATGGCATTCGGTGAATCTATGACCATGAAACTAATAATCAACAATGTTTATTCTGGACTTAAAGCAAAAGTAAAGTATACTTACTGGAAGAAGGTTTAAATGGAAGATGAGAACGACAAATTATCTGAAGAAGATATTTTAAAGGCTAGTGAAGCGTATATCACCTTTGTACAACGATTCGGTGAGTATGTAAAAGAAATGGATCCCGAACTATGGGGTCGTGCACGAGAATATGCAGCAGACTTTACTAAGATTGATGGCGTAAGAGTTGAACTTGTAGATGCAGATGAGGATGAAGAAGATGACACAGACCATACCAATGTTGCCGGAGCAGACTAAACTTACCGTACTCGACCATGGACACATACAACTTATTGATTACATGGGTAGCGATTTATCTGTAGTAGATGCTGCCCGTGTTTCTTTCAATAAAGAAAGTTCTTGGGATTATGCTGATAGTCATGTTCCAATTCGTTCTCTACCTGATAAAGATGTAAAGTTAATTACATATCTTGCAAAGCATAATCACTTCACACCATTCTGTCATCCGCAGATTAGTGTTCGTATCAAGTGTCCTATCTTTGTTCGTGCACAACTTGGCAAGCATCAAGTTGGTCTTGTCATGAATGAAGTGAGTCGCCGCTATGTTACCTTTGAGCCAGAGATCTATGTACCTCTTTGGAGAAACGCCCCAACGAATGGAGCCAAGCAAGGTAGCAGTGGTGCAATTGAAGATCTTGATACCTGTATTAAGTTACGAGATGAATATAAAGGTGTTGCAAAAGAATGTTTGGATCTATACAATCGTCTATTAGTAGATGGTGTTGCACCTGAACAGGCACGCTCTATTTTACCACAAGGTACATACACAGAATTTGTATGGACTGGTTCTCTATATGCATTTGCAAGAGTTTATAACCTTCGTATCGATGCGCATGCACAATGGGAAGTGCAAGAATTCGCTAAAGCAATTGACAAATTAATTGCTCCCCTTTTCCCAGTTTCGTGGCACACTCTAACAACTAAATAAGACACCCACTAGGAGTTCATTACATGGCAGATGCTTTAACACCGTTTCAATCTTTTATCTTTATTTCTCGTTATTCTCGTTGGCTTCCTTCACAGAATCGCCGTGAGAGTTGGGATGAATGCGTAGACCGTTGGTGGAATTATTTCACCGATAAGGTTCCGTCTCTTACTGAGAGACCTGATGTCAAAGAAGCAATTTTAAATCTTGAAGTTCTTCCTTCGATGAGAAGTTTAATGACTGCAGGTCTTGCTCTTGATCACGATAATACGTGTTTGTATAATTGCTCGTATCTTCCAATTGATTCTGTTGAATCTTTTGCAGAACTCTTTGTCATTCTTATGAATGGTACTGGTACTGGATATTCTGTAGAGCGTCAATACACCGATAAACTTCCAACTGTTGCCAACAAGATTGTAAAGAATTTTGATAAGGTAATTGTTGTTGAAGATTCAAAGGAAGGTTGGGGGAATGCTCTCAAAACCTTATTCAATGACCTCTATGCTGGTAAGCACCCTAAATGGGACTTGTCAAAGGTTAGAGCATCCGGTACACGACTTAAGACTTTTGGTGGTCGTGCTTCTGGTCCTGCTCCACTAGACAATTTATTCAAATTTTTGGTCAAGGTCTTCTATAATGCTCAAGGACGTAAACTTTCGGCTCTTGAATGCCATGACACCTGCTGTGCCATTGCCAATGCCGTAATCGTGGGTGGAGTCCGTAGATCCGCTATGATTTCGCTCAGTGATCTGGGAGACCGTGAAATTGCTATGTGCAAGAGTGGTGCATGGTGGGAACAAGCCGGATTCAGGTCTTACGCCAATAATTCAGCAGTTTATCGTGGTAGACCTCCCATGGGACAGTTTCTTGAGGAGTGGACCTCTCTGTACAACTCTCACAGCGGAGAACGCGGCATGATCAATCGTAGGGCTCTACAGGAGCAAGCAGCGAAGTGGGGACGAGAGGAAAACTGTGAATATGGTACCAATCCATGTGCAGAAATTATTCTAAGACCCTTTGAATTTTGTAATCTTTCAACTGTTGTAGTTCGTATAGACGACACCGCAGCAAGCCTAAAGAAGAAGATTGAAATTGCCACTATTATTGGGACTGTGCAGTCTACTTTTGTGAAATTTCCTTATCTTCGTCCTGAGTGGAAGAAGAACTGTGAAGAGGAAAGATTGCTTGGTGTTTCCATGACAGGAATTTTTGATAATAAACTTACCAGTGGTCTTGAAGGTAAGCCAAAACTAGTTCGACTTCTTGAGAATCTTCGTGACCATGCAACGGCTACAAATCTCAAATGGGCAGAGAAGTTGGGTATTAATCCTAGCAAGTCAATCACTTGCGTCAAGCCAGAAGGCACTACTTCTTGCTTGGTGGATTCAGCTTCGGGTTTACATCCACGCTATGCGGATTATTATTTCCGCAGAATACGGTTGGACAAGAAAGATCCTTTATATAACTTGATGAAGGATCAAGGAGTCCCGTGCGAGGATGATGTGATAAACCCAACTTCTACTGCCGTATTTACTTTTGCAATGAAGGCTCCTCGTGGTACTGTTACTACAGAAGATCTTCGTGCACTTGATCATCTTGATCTATGGAAAACATATCAAGAGCATTACTGTCACCACAAGCCTTCCGTTACTGTAAACTATAAGGATAGTGAATTCCTTGAAGTAGGTAATTGGTTGTGGGAGAACTTTGATATGGCAACTGGTATTGCATTCTTACCGGGTGGTGATAATCATACATATGCTCAGGCACCGTTTGAGCAAATTGATTCTGCAACATATGCAGCACATCCAAAGGTCAAGGTTAACTTCAATGATCTTATGAAGTATGAGTCAGAAGATAATACAGAAGTCGGTAAAGAATTTGCCTGTACTGCAGGTGGATGTCAGATAGTGTAAATCACTTTCCTCGGTAGCTCAGTTTGGTAGTAGCGGAAAGCTGTTAACTTTCATGTCGCTGGTTCGAGTCCAGCCCGAGGAGTTTAAAAATCTGTAATAATTAATCCCCGCAAGGGGATTTTTTATTCTAAATATTAATGCCATGAGTATGAGGGCTTTAATCCTCGCACTGTGTCTGGCGACAAGCACTGCTTGCAATAGCATATCCTGCTCCCAAAAATTCGACGAAACGGAACAGAACAAAACACTAGGAGTAGCGGGAGTTCCCTCATTTCTTTTGGATTCATCGAAGTACGATTCCATCGAACATGACGAGGACGACCGCTACTCCTGTGTAGGTGCTCTTGTTACACAACATGTTGAGATAATAGGTTCAGCAGTTTTAATTCATCCAAGAGCAATACTAAGTGCTAGACATTGCTTTAGTGATCCTGATAATTTTCCTGGTTATTTCTGGACACATAGTGGACAACTAGTAAGAATTATAAAAGTAATTACTAAAGAACCATATTATACTGGAATGTTGATTAATGATATTGTTATTTGCATTCTTGATACCGATTGTATTGAACCACCAACAAATCTTATAAAAACAACTTTTGAATTAGTTCCTGGCGAATCTCTTATTACTGTTGGGTGGAGTCTAGGTTACAAGAAAGTAAGTCAAAAAGGTGTGATGAGTTACTATGGAAGTTTGATCGAAGATAACGGGCAGATTATGAGAATGCTTGCAAACAAAGGATCAATATATTTTGGTGATTCTGGTGGTGCAGTATTTGAAGATAATGGTAAGTTAGCAGGTATAATTGATTTTATGAGTATCGATCCAGAAACACAATCTGTTATAGACAATGGTGCTGCAAAAATTGATTATTATTATACATGGATAGATACTGTTATGAAACACGAAGTCTGTGACTGGCCTTGGTTTTCGGAATAAATATCCATGTACCATATGTTAATAGGAATCGATTATTCTATAACTTGCCCCTGCTTGTGTTTATTTGATGAACGCAAGACATTTAAGTTTGATAATTGTTTTTTCTATTATCTAACCAATATTAAAAAATATGCTGATAAGATTGCACCAAATATTACTGGTGAATCGTTTCAAGAATATGTACAAGATGTAGATCGATTCGACACAATATCAGAATGGGCAACCAATCTTTGCATTGGTGCTGCTGATGTTGGTATGGAAGGTTATGCATACG